CAACCTGATGTGGCATTCAAACCCAGAGGAGAACATGGGGCTGTACGAAACCCCGGAGCCGGGAAAGATCAAAATACTGGATATAGACTATTATCGAAATCGATGCCCGAATATCTTCGGGCTCGGCAGGCGCGAATGGGACTACGAGTGCATCAAAGAAGAGTGTTCTTCCTCAGGCATAACCTTCGTCGCTGATGGACTTAAAGGAATCCCGAGTCCGTACCGGGCACCTTGGTTCGATCAGCAAGAGATCAAACGCAAAGGAAACAAACGAGACTTCATCTGCAACGTCTGTGGTACTCCACTCGGAGCCAGTGACACCCCCTTCGATCACGCGATCCTCGCCGACATCAAAAAGAAGCACCTCCGCCGCCCCGACCTCAAAGGGGAACTGGTGTTCGAGCTTAGAGATGACCGGATCGTGGAGGACAGCATGGTGTTCTGTCCGGGCCGGGGAGCCAAGCGGCTCCGTTGGTGGGGCGAACTCCCCTTCGATAGGCCAGATCAGAGACACAACTATATCATTGCCGCTGATCCGTCTTATGGGTTGGGTTCGGCCAACTCCGCCGCTATGATCGTCGATGTGAACACCCGCGAACAGGTTGGGTCATGGGCCGACGCCAACACCAAACCCGAGGAGTTCGCCGATCAACTGGTGGCTCTGGCCTATTGGGTTGGTGGGATCGCCGAGTGTTACCTGATCTGGGAGAGTACAGGCGGGTGTGGGTCCATGTTCGGCCAACGTGTTGTGTGGCAGCGATACGCGAACGTATACACCCAGCGCCGAGAAGACTCGAAGACCCGGAAGAAGACGAATAAGTACGGCTGGAACGCGACGGGCAACACCAAGGACGCCCTCCTGGGCGAGTTGGGGATCGCCCTGAGCGGCGGGTTGTCTGACGTTCGTGAGTACAAGGCCCTCATCATCCGTGATACCGCTCTCCACGAAGAACTGTGTGACTACATCTTCAAAGAGAAGGGCAAAGGAGCAGTGTGTTCTTCTAAGGCTGATCTCTCAACCGGAGCCCTGGAACGGCACGGCGACCGGGTGATCGCAGCCGGGTTGTGTGTGCTGGCGTACAAGGAGCAACAGGCCGGGGATGTCGAGGACGCTGTAGTGAAGCCGTTTGAGAGTTTTGCATGGTACGAGGAGCAGAAACAATTGCAGAAGGCGAAGGATAAGAGAGAGTTAAGACGGGAACTGTTCTAATGGCACAACCACACCCAATACACGAAGAGAACAAGAAACTCAACTTCCCGGCGCGGTTACAGAAGTTGGCGAAGTTGTGGTACGAGATAAACGAGGCCCCCTTCATGCACCAACAGACGATGCTACGTCTGTGGGCATCCGGGTTCTTCAATAAGGGCAAGGGCCGGGAACACCTCATCAACTTGATGGATCGGGGAGTAGGAACCATCGTTCCGTTCTTAGTCGAAGGTGATCCAAGAGTGTTGGTTGAAACGCTGGTTGGTAACTACAAACCGTGGGCGTATACCACACAGTTGGCGTTGAACTTCTTCATTGGCCAGATGGAACTCGCCGACACGGTTCTAATCCAGGCTGCGAAGAACTCGATGTTTGGTGCGGGCATCACACGCACGTTCACCGAATATGATCGGCGAGTGACGTTAGATGATGACGTTATTAAAGCGGGACGGCCAACTGTTAAGGTCATTCATGATACTGATTACGTCGGTGATCCGATAGCCCGAGATCGGGAAGACTTCGCATTTGAGGGTGACATCTACCGGCTACCCACTGCGTATGCTCGGGAGTTGTTCGACGGCAAAGGTGAAAATGGCAAACAAGTTGCTGATTTCATCGACGCCGATTGCAAACTGGATAGTGATTACTCGCCGAAAAAGATTTCAAATCCAGGATTCAATAGAAATAAATGGTCTCTTCGGGACCAAACCACACTCATTGATATTTATCTGTTCGATGAGAACCGCACTGTAACGATCATGCCAGAGGGCAAGACAGCCATAATCCTCAGATCAGTCGAGGAAGATGGTCCTAAAGAGTCACCTTATGATTATCTTGGGTACAAATACTTCCCCGGCCATCCAGTACCGATACCTCCAGCGTGGTTCTGGCATGATGCTGACGTGAGTTCCAACATTGTGGCTAAGACAGGGCGGGAACAGGCCGAAGCACAGAAAGACCTGATCCTTGTTGACTCTGCAAGTAAGAAACTGGGTGCGCAAGTGACAAACGCCAAGAACTTGGATGTACTCCAGGTTCAAGGTCTGGACGGAGTTAAGCCGGTTAGTCTCGGTGGTATGAATGAGGCGAATCTGGGTTGGATGGCGTTCGTTGAGAGTGTGTTCGACAAGTCTGGTGGAACTGAACCGATCATGCGTGGTGCAGGAACTGGTTCTCCGACACTGGGCCAAGACCAGATGCTGCACCAGAACGCCAGCCGCATCATCAACAACATGTACACTCGTTATCATAGGTTCCAGACTTCTATCTTAAAGAAGCTGGCGTGGCGGATTTGGACTGACCCCACAGTCTACATTCCGCTAATTCACGAGGTGCCGGGGGTTGGCACCTTGCCGAAGATTTTCTCCCAACCTGACAAGGTGGGTGAGTTCTATGACTTTGTGTTTAGTATTAAACCATATTCGACACAACGCCAGTCTCCTGAAGTCTTGTATCAGCGGATGATGCAGTTTGCATCGCAGTGGGTTCTCCCGACAATGCCGTTGGCAGCACAGCAAGGGGCTGAGTTCAACATACCGGAAGCCACCAAGAAGATGGCCGGGTATCTCGGTATGGACGACTTCAATCAGTTGTATCGAACGGCTGTACCAGGACAACTGGACAACATCCCGTATACGATGGCTAAGAGTGGCCAGAAGAGACCAGAGAGTAACAAGAGTCCGGGTCAAGGAAACGACTCGTTTGGTGCTCTGGTGGGGAGCCGTGAGGCGAACAGTTCAAGTAAGCAAAGCCAGTTGGCTGGAGAACCAATTGGCGCAGATAAGGCGGTGAAATAATGGCGGCGACACTCGAAGTTAGCGTTATAGCCGAACTACAAGGACTCGGCCAGGACATACCCTTCACAGACAAAGGCATCGATGGCACGACCCCGACAGCCACTACCGGAAGACAGTACCGGACCCTGGCCACGGCTGACGCTGATGAGGTGTTGGACCTCGGCGATGTGTCCACTGTGACGTGCATCATCATCAGGGCCATCACGAATGACCTCGACATCGACCTTGATTACGCATCGGCGTTTGATGTGGACTTGACGATCAAGGCAGGTGAACCGTGTGCGGTTATTATGAATCCGGCTGGGATAACCCGCGTCAAAAATAATGGTGCGGGCGAAACACCGGTATTTGAGTACCTGGTGGTCGGAACTACGTAAACGATTTAGGAGACAGAAAATGAGACCAGAAGACCTGACCAAAGAACAAGTAGTAGAGATGAGTGACGCAGAAGTGAAGTTTTGGTGCCAACATTTTGCGGAACAGGAACAAGTGGCGAAATTGCGGAAACATATGTTGACCCAGGTTGAGATATGCGATGAGGGCCGCAGGGCTAACACGATTAAGATCGACAGTAAGGTGATAGAGTAACAGATCAGGAGACAGAGATGACAGATGAACAAAAAACAGAGATGTATTCAATACTAAAAGAAGCGGGGTTGGAGAATTTAGTTGTCAAGCGTGATGATGTTGGAGAATATTTAGACCTCGTTTTGCGGTCCCGCCCCTACATATCAAAAGGGGATTGGAAGGTAAATATAAAATCCGCATTGCAGGATATGGCGGCGGCTGCAACAAGTGCACACGAAAGATTTGTTAAGGTGATAGACTGATGCCTGAGTACAGCTACCGTTGCCGGAAATGTGACGCCGTGTTCCGCGATATGAACACTGTAGCCAAACGCCACACCTCTGATTGTGAGTGTGGGGGTAGGGCCACCCGAGACGTGAGTGCCGAGTTGGCTCATGCTCGTGGCAAACGTGCCAAACAAGTCACGGAAAACGAACGCTGGTCCCGATCAATGGGTGTGCCGGTCAAACAGTTAGCCGAGTTTCGGAAAAAGTATCCGAACCACGTCTA